TGAAGATAGTCGGCGATTGCGTATTGTGCACGAGTAGGTTGAGGCAGGTCTAATTGACTCCAGAGAGCCTGTAGAAAGAGCTTAAAATCGTCTTTAAGCAGGTCTAAAGTATTCATTGGGTAGATAGTACTTACATTGGATTAGGAGCCTGTCCTAGAGCCTTACGGGCGCCATTCACGGCGTTCCCGATAGCACGGTCTATATGACCACCAGTTAATTCATCAATAGCAGAGATATATTCAGTAATGAATCCAAGTGCATTAAATGACACACCACCTTTATGGAACTTCAGTCCTTTGAATGAACCTTTGGCACTTTGAATACCATTGTCCATTGCTCTAAGTTCAGCAGGTTTAACGCGTTGATTAATGTCAGGTGGTAGTGGTTGGACATTCTCAGCTTGGTTACCTAAGGCAATACCAGCTTTCTTAAAGACGTCATGATATGCCTTTAAGGTTCCACGACCTGATTCAACTTTAAAGCGGATACCATTAGCAGTACGTGATACTTCTCGGATGTGATCACCATCCATAACTTGTGCATTGGCATCAGCCATTGCCTTACCAAAGGCTTTCTTGTCTGCACCTTTTGGTGTAGCTAGTTTTTCATTGATTGCACGGGAGCCGTCAGTGCCTCCTCCTCTATTACCTTTTCTAGAAGCAGCTGTCTCTACTGTTCCTACTGGATACTTTTCTGTTCCATATTTACGGATAATTCGTTCTACACCGTCTTCAGGTATAAATCTTGTAAGACCTGCTTTAACGGCTTCAGCTTTAGAGGTAGGTAAGCCTGCGGCTCGCTGCGCCTCGGAAGGCGCTTTGAGCTTTGGCATTATACGTTAATGTATATGTTGTGCGATGAGATGTTCCCTTAATGGGTTATCAAAGCGAGTTATGAAATCTCGCCAGTATTCAGTTCCTTTGTCCTGATTACACTTAAAACAGGCGCATACGCTGTTTGATGTGGTTGTCTCGCCACCCAAAGACTTAGGATGGACGTGATCAATAGTAAGATCTGTTGTTTCATGAGTTTTACCACAATAAATACAAGTGTTGTCAAAATGTTCTTTAATAGCGCGCCTCCATAGGCGCTTGGCTTCTGGTGACGTCATTGCTATTAAATTGAATAAATAGTTATCAGGATGTTGGAACAAAGGTGTCATTTAGTACGGCTAGCACGGTTTTTAGATCGCAGTTGTGGTCGTCCTTTTGTAGTACTGCCCTTGTAATGAGCAGCATCTCTTGGATCTCCAACTGGAATCTTTAACTTGTCGCGTAACCGGTTCGCATTTTTCTTTATGCGTTTACCCGTTGTTGTTTGTTGGTATGCACTTTGCTGCTTTAACCTACGCTTTCTAGCCGCAGGTGTCTTTCTGTAATATTCAGCGGTACGACTTGCCATAGAGCCTCTGCTGTACCATTTCAGGATCAATTTCAGGCATAATGTTTGCCAACTTTTCTAGTGGGTTACCGTCATAGGCAATACCACTAATGTCATTAGTTTTTAACCAGTCACAAGCTGCCTTTAAGTCCTGAGTAGTAGCCTCACCCGATTTAATTCGAGCGAGGAACTCCTTAGTAACTAAATTATGTAGCTCGTTAAACTGATCTTCAGTTGCTTTCTTTTTCAAGACCTAGCTCCCGTCGAATTAGATCGACAGCATAGTCATCAACCTCATTGTCAGTACGCTCAGCGTATGCTGCAAGTAGATCAACAACCAGTTCTTTTACGGCTTGTGATTGAAGGAAAGCAAAAATAATTGGACGAAGTAGTTTAATCATTTTACGTTTGAGTCGCGATTGGCTATGCGGTCCAGTTTATTTTCAATCCGAACCATATGTTGTTCCACTCTATCTAATGCAGAAGAGAACTCTGATTTGGAGAGATAGTTTTCTGCAATCCGAAGTTCAAAGTTATCTACTCTTCGATCTAACTCATAGACACGGGAGTGGATCCGTGTCACAAGTATCGAGAAACCAGTAGCCGCTGCAACTCCAATAGGAATTACAAGTTCTAACATTATATTTATGAGTTAGGGTCTGGAGGGACCTCTACAGGAGGTTGTGTAACCCTTGTAAAGGACCAAGCATTTTTTGATTCGTTGTAAGTACCTACAACATATGTTCCGTCTTTTTGGGTAACTGAAAATGTTTGGCCATCATTCCAGGGTTTATCAGGATAAGAGATCATTAGTTGTAGCTCCTTTGTCCATAAATGTATAGTTCACTTCCAGCAAGGTTATACCAAGGTTGTTTGTTCTCTGCAGACAGGTTATTTTCGTCTGAGCCATTATCTACAAAGCAGTAGAACATGTTAGCACCAAAAATAACGTTTTTATTACCATTCTGCACAAGTAACGCTGGGTAGTTATGTCTAAAAGCACCTTGCATAATGTTGTTAGTGATAGTAATATTTTCAGCTTTATTTGGAAGTTGAGTGTTACAAGCAATTAAACCACCTTGTGTTCCATTGGCACCACCAGCAGATACAAAGTTATTAGCAAACACAATTTGATTAGAGTTTAGCTGAACTAAATAACCAGAAAAGGATTGTTCATCATCACCACGAATATCACATCCAATCACTCTATGGACACCACCAGCAGCATAATGTCCGATAGCTGTTTCCCAGGTATCAAAGTGAATACCCGCAAGGTAGGTTGCAGAAGTATTGCCAGAGAAGATAAACCCTTCTCTACCTTTTGCTTCACCGTGAGTAATGTAAATACTTTCAATACTTGATGTACTATTAGTGGTAGTATAAAGTGAACGGTAAAAACCTTGAATGTAGAAATTAGTAAGATGAAGCTGCCTAATTGAACCTCGGTTTTTATTAGACAGGATGAAGATACCATAAGCCTCAGGATCTTCTCTAGCACCGCCAGAGTTATCAAAGTGGTTGCCAATTATATTGTTAGCGATCGTGATGTTGCTAGCATAGACACCACCAACATTGGATATAGTTAGACCTTTTTTAAAGTATCCACGAGTGCCAAGGGTTTGGTCATAGTAAGCACCAATGGTTATATTATCAAGAACTACTTTAGTCCAAGGACCTTGAATAGCACCACTACCACCATCGCGAATAACGATTCCACCTTTGCTAGTATTGTTAGCTGCTTTTAAGACTTGGATGTCTCGGATCTCAAATCCATCATTTGCTATATATGGAGTGTGGTTTACAGTAAGCCTTAGACAGTAACCGTCTATATGAGTTTGGACAGTTGGTTCATACAGAATGACAGAGTGCATACCATCGCCAAAAATGGTAACGCCAGTAATGTCTAAGGTTTCAGAAACTCTGTAAGTTCCACTAGGAAAGTAAACACCTTTATGACCGGCATTTAAAGCTGCCCTAATAGCAATAGTATCGTCTGTAGTGTCATTAGGATCTGTAGGATCACAACCTACGGCACCAAAGTCTTTAATACTTACATAGTCTTCTAAACGACTTTGTAGAGTACGATTTTGACCACTAGGGAAGGTGTAGCTAATCAGATTAGGATTGCCAGAACCAGATGTACCAGCATCCTTCCATTCATAATCAGAACCGGACCAACCAAGGACCTGGTTTGCGTTAGCAGTAGATGTATTGAGATGGGTGTCTACATCAGAATCCGTGTATGCAGGTGTGTAAGTAACTTGTGTCCAAGCACCGTTTTCACGAGCATACTGATTACCATCTTGAGGAGCTTCTGGGAATTGATCAACGTCACCTGTGATGTCATTTTTGACATTTTCATATTTAATTTTATAACTGGTGCTACCGCGATTAACTAATAGCACATCATTATTACTAATTGTCATAGTTCAGTAAGAGTGTCTATACGGTAATCACCTTGATCCATATTTAGATCATCTGTAGCGACAGCAGGTTTGATTTCACCATTAACAGTTCTAACCCAAGGTCCTGATATTAAGTTGCCCGAAGAAATATCAATCGGAGTCCACTCAGACCCATCATAAATAATCAATGTGTACTGTTGAATAGTGTCACCAGCAATGCCAGTAAAAGAAATGTGAGCTGTACCACCATCTAGCACAGAGTAGATATTACCCGAATTCACATCATTAGGTGCTGCACTGACAATGTTAAGACCACCACGATACCCAAAAGAGGTTGTATTAATAGTACCAATTTCCGACCATTGAGGTGTCTGAGTTGTAGATGTCCGATGACAAACAAACTCTCGTTGATTAATTAGATACAAATAAGTATCACCATCCTGCGGTTCAGGATCACCAGTTTGTACTGGCGGGAATTGAATAGCCATATTAGATACTTGTAGGCCATGCCGTAGCAATGGCAGGATTAACGACTGTCTCCATTACTGGTTGACCAGCAACAGGGTTAGGAACTTCTTCACCAGCTTCGTCTGTAATCGTGTCAGGTTCTACAACACCATTACCTTCAGAATCTTTCTTCTGTTGAGTAATAGTAGGTTCACCAAAGAAAAGCTCTTTAAGAGCCTCTACAGTGGTGACTTCATCAATTTCAGCTTGACGTGTGTTGCAAACAGAACGAACTTCAGCACGATAATCAAGCCATTCAGAAGGTACAGAATAATCAGCAACTTCTGAGGCTTTCACAACACGCCAATCGGATGGTGAAAGCAGTGTTCCAGCAGTATAGTTTTGCTCTGCCGTGTAATTGGCTTTAAGTTGATCAAGATCTTTAGGGTTATCAATGCCCCAATAGAAGCGCTGATCCCAAGACTGGGTATTATCAGCAACTTCAGAAATGCCAATAGCCTGCTTCTCTTCCAAAGTGGTCAAGCGCAGCCAATTAGCAGGGTACGAAATACCTTCGTGTGTAAATGCCCTGTCATATTGCAGGGTCTTACCATCAAGTTTTAGCATAGTTATTTGTGTTAATTAGCGTGCGCGAGAATTT